ACGTCTAGTAAAGACATTGAGGTTGATGCTAGTGGTGGTAGCATTAACCCTGCAAGTTTTGGGTTTAACGTATCGTATGGAAACAAAAACTTCTCAAACTTAACAGACTTGGCAGTTAAGAATCCCCTGTCAAGACGTGCCATCGACTTTATAGCTGATAATCTAGCTAACATTCCACTTAAACTTGTGGAGGTTTCAGATGATGGTGAAGAGGAACAAATAGGATCACACCCAATCCTAGACCTACTTTCACGTCCAGGTGGGCCTAATAATGATAGGTACACAAAGGAGTGGCTTTTTACAGGTAAAGTATGGTCTATGATGGGTGGTGGAGAATACTGGTTACGTGGTGTATCACCTGATACTGGAAGTAATGAAGGTATGCCACGCAAATTGCAACTTTTTGATAGGTCAGACTTTAACCACTTCAAAACTGACGGACAAGGATTTGTTAGTGGTTATGATCTTAACCTAGAACAGCCATACGGATCAAAGAACATTCAGGGTGATACTGAAGAAATACTTCATAGCTTTAACTATCACCCCAAAAGAAAGGAAAGAGGTTTGCCCATTTTGCTTAGTGTACTTCGTGCATTAAGTATAATGGAGGATAACGACAATTGGAATAAGAACATCTCTGAAAATAGAGGTCAAGTTCCTGGCTTTCTTATGCCAAAAGGATTGGACCCTGGAGATCAAATTGGACCACAAGACAGAGATCAAGCTCAAGAACAAGTTGACGAACAGATAAACCAAGGAAGAAAAGGTCATAAGTGGACTGTACTAGGTGGAGCATTTGAGCCTGTCAATAATAACATTACACCTAAAGAGGCAAGTTTTCTGAAGTCCATGAAATACTACGGTAGACTCGTAGTTACTGGACTAGGTGTAGATCCAAGTCTTTTGGGTGATAACTCTGCACAAACGTATGATAACTATAGTACAGCCCTAATAATTGCATACACAACTAGAATTATTCCCATGTTGGAGTTTTTCCTAAGTGATCTAAACAGGTGGCTTATACCTAAGTTTGAAGATGACAACCAAACACTTAGGTTGACATTTGACCCTATGAGGATAGATGCACTTAGGGAAGCTATGCTAGAAAAGATTGAAGCATTAACCAATGCTACAGATTCCCCTATTCTTACACCTGACGATGCACGAAAGATACTAGGTTATAAGCCCATAGGTGCTGATAGTCTAGTTGTACCTATGAATGTACAGCCACATGAACAGCTTTTTGGTGGTCCAGATAGTGACATAAACATCAATATGTCAGAGTTGGATACAAAGTCCGACGAAGACATAATGGAAGAAATAGAAAGAATTGCAAATGGAAAAGTGAAAACAGACAAGCATCGTAGAAATGGGGCACACGTATAAAAAAAAATACCCTACGATCCATATTTCAGGACCGTAGGGTATTAAGGTGTTTGGCTTAACGTGGTTACTACATCACTTTCACTTTACACCTTAAAATACATCGTCAAGGTCTTCATCAGATGCGTCTTCAACTTCATCCTCTTCCGTGGTATCCTGAGATTCAGGGGCTTCCCCATTGGAAGTATCACTATCACGAAGGTACTCATTCCCTTCCCGATCACGCACGACAGCTTTGTAGGTATCATCACCTTGAGACTTAGATCGTACAATCACCTCTTCCTTACCAAAACGTCGGTAAAGAAGGTTGCGGAGATTTTGGATATCATTTTGGGACATTCCATCCAAAAGAATAGCCTCACCATCATCCAAGTTTGCATACTTTTCTGCAATTGGATCATACTGCGAAGATCGTCCCCCACCACCGGACGAAGTTGAGATTTCTTGTTCAGCTTCTTTTCGGTCACTAACTTCCATGTTAAAGTCAAGGTCCGACATAGTAGGTTTGCCTGTCTTGCTTTAGAGAGTAGTATCGAGAATAATGCACCCTCTGTTACTGTACGTGGCAGAACAATGATCCGCAACATCATAGTCTTAACTTAATCTACATCATGTGTGAAGAATACGCCGCAAAAAGGTCATACGAAAAGATTCAGGTTAAGAACCCGAAAAGAAAGCTATGTGAGTTTGGTAAAGTAAGAAACCACTACAGGTATCAGGCAAAAGAACATGACTTGCCTGAGAAGTTGGTACGTCAAGAATGGAAATCAGTTGAGGCAGAAAAGCAAGATGCACAAACACAACTTAGAGAGTCACTAAAGTCTTTCTTCGAGAATGAAATAGAGCTTGTACTAAAAAGACTGAAAGAAAAGTTTGGCATAAAACAGTTGCGTAAGTTTAGCAAGAAGGCAACTAAGCCTGAAGACTTCAATCTGGTAATGCAGACATTGTTAGATTGGTCTAGGTGGTTTGGGCTAACAAAACAGACTGCAAGACCGGGGCTTATTGTAATAGTTGATCGTGGTTACGAAACAGGTGCATTAAGAAGTGGTGCAAATCCTAGTAACTTAACTCTTCCCTCTGAAACTGTAGAAAACATAGATCCGACAACAGGAAGAGTATCACAAGGAAGAGGGGCAGTATTTAATGTAATACAAGAAATACTTGAAAAGACAGCAAGAACACAACAGACATTCAGAAGAACAGCAGCAAGAGAAATACAGCAAGGTTTACAAGAAGGAAGATCACTTTCAGAAATAGTTGGTAGGGTAGCAAATAAGACAGAAGAACAGGTAGGGTACAAGCTAGATCGTATTGTACAAACTGCGGGGAATGGTGGGTTTGAGGTTGGGGAAATAGAAGGCATGAAAGATGCAGGTATAGAGCGTGGTACTTGGGTATCACAAAGAGATCCTAGAGTAAGAACGCCTGCAAATGGTGATCTTTGGAATCATAGGTCAGCAGATGGTCAAGAATCAGACTTAAACGTAGGTTGGGTTATATCTGGAAAAGGTTCACGTCAAGAAACGCTCAGATTTCCCTCAGATCCACTTGGTAGTCCAGGCAATACGATATATTGCAGGTGTGGAGTAAACCCGTCAGTATGAAAATATAGCCCTTGAAACCACGGTAAGAGTACCCTGTAGAATGGGCAAAATGATCCCACGATAAAATAGTTATATAAACCACATCATGCCATACGATATAAGAGAAACATCAAGGTGTGGAGAAAATGAAATGGGATTGTTCAAAGAAGAGGAAGACGGAAGTGAGGAATTGATTGCGTGTCACACATCAAGATCAAATGCCCAAGATCAAATTGCAGCTATAGAGGCAGGTAAAAGTATGAGTCCTAAAGACCTACTAGTTACACCTACATTTGGGCAGATCAAAGACCTAGATGATAAAGGTACATATGGAGAGTACCTTATACATTTTGGTAGTAAAGAAGAACATGACCTAGAAGGAGACTTCTTTACAAAAGATACTGCTTTCTGGTTGGATATTGCCAACAACAAGTCAGCAGTATTGTATGGTCATGGAATGGATGATGTATTTGGTACAAAAAGATTGGACAAAAATGGGGCAACTCTAAAGCAAGACGATGAAGGTATATGGATGGAAACGCAACTTCAGCGTCGAAATGAGTATGAGGAAATGGTACATCAACTTGCCAAACGTGGTAAGTTGGGTCTATCAAGTGGAACGGCATCACACCTTGTAGAAAGAGAAAGGGTATCAGAAAAGTCAGGTAAGACAATACATGAAATTAAACAATGGCCTTTGGGGTTTGATGCTACGTTGACACCTACACCAGCAGAACCTAGAGTTGGTAAGGTAAGACCAGTATCAGAAGAGGATCACAAGTCTATCAAAAAGGTTGCAGAAGATATACTTGGATTTGGGGTACAAGGTAATTCTAGGAACGTATCTGTACTTGGTGCAGAGTTTAAGAATCACTTTGGCACAAAAGCAACAGAAGAAGAGATAGAGGAAAGGTATCAGGAGTTTCAGGACATGGTTAATATGTCCGCTTCTGAAATAGAAGAGTGGGGTGAAAAAGAGTGTTCTAATAAGGCATCACAAAACCCTGATAAAGTACGTAGCAGAGTTGTATCTCTACTTCGTACAAACAAAGAAGATTGGGGAGACGAAGAATATGATGATGCTGGACAAGTAATTAGTTTTATAAGTAGGATGAAAGGTGTAGATGGTGGTGATAAGCCATCTGAAGATTGTCCTACAAAAAGAAATATATCTCTAATGAATTGGGGGTTTAATCCTACAAAAAGTCTTATGGCC